TTAAAGAGGGATGATAACACCCCTCTATACATTTAATCCTATTGCTCCGTCTTGTCTTCCTACAGCGTTAAGAGCATCTCTTGATATCCTACCAAACTCGGTTATACCTATCTGGAAAATCAAATCCCCAGAAGCATTATTCTGATTGCCAAGAACCGAACTCACCGCTTGTGAAACTCCACGTGAAACTGACTCCACTATCTGGTCGTTGTTAACAACTGCTGTTTTACCGTTCATTGAACCGACCATTTCAGCACCAGCCTCTCTTGCTAAGAACAACTGGCCATCATCTGGGAATCCACCACTTGCAAATTGTGGTATATATGGGACTCGGATTGGATTGTAATTCCACAAATTACCGAAAGGTCTTGCTCCCAATATACTTATATCTTTTATATTATTAAGGAATCCGTTTATCTTATGGAATGGTGTAGCCATTACATTATTTATACCACGAATTATAGCATTTACTAATACCCTAAAAGCTGAGGATATTCCAGTAGCTATACCAGACATGAATTTTCCATCAAACGAGAACCCCTTCTTCAGAGACTCCCATGCTTTACTGGCCCCTAATTTTATACTATCCCATGCTTTTGAAAATGAAGTTTTAACTTTATCAAGAGAATCTCCAAAATCTGGAGCCATGTTGGAAAAAGCTTTCTTTACTGCTGTCCAAGCATCTCCAGCTCCAAGCTTTATATTAGTCCACAATTCTCCTGCTTTTATTTTCATTTCGTCAATCTTCAAAGTAACAAGATTTTTTACTTCTACAAATTTTTCTCCATATCCTTTTATAGTAGCTACCAGTTCCATAAAATCATTTATTAGGTTTTGAACTCCCCATGAACTGGCCCTTATAGTCCAATTGGCAAACGGATTAAATAGTTCCCCTCCGCTGGAATAATTTGTTATTATATAGTCCCCTAAGTCTTGGAAAAATCTTTTTATCTCTTTAACCAAATCTATTTGCCTCTGAAGCTTTTGGTTAAATTCATCCCATTCACTGTTTATTCTTCCAGCTGTAAACTTTCCAATTGGGGATAATATATCTGTTACGAACCAATCGAAGGTGTCCTTATCATCTGCCAGCTCGTCATTAAAACCAGATAGTGCTATTCTTAAAGTTGTAAAGAACCTTGGAAGAGCATCATCTACAGCAAATTCAAGTATTGGAACAAGGATTTCATTCCATACTGTTTCAATATACCCCCAAGCAATTGAACCGAATTTTTCAAGTTCATCCCTCAATGCTTTAAATTGATAGGCAAGATTAATACCATCTATTTGTGGAAGCTTAAATCCAGCAAAGGCATTTTTAATCTTTTCTTTTATTAGGTCTGCCTGAGAGGTAACATCCCCCATGAGTTGGTCAAGAGTAGGCATCTTAATCTGGTCAAGTATACTCGAACCAGAACTAATACCGCCTCCGCCTCCCCCGCCAGAAGCGTCATCTTGTTTTGATAATACGTTTATTTCATCAATGCCCATTAAGGCGTTTTTGAATTTTTTAGCGGCAGAGGTGGCCCCGCCAATAGCTCCAGTTGCATCTTCAGCATCATCTGCTATCCCAGAGAAACCACTTGTTCCTGTTCCAGCTACTTCCGAAGCTTCATACCCAAAGAAGTTAGCTATAGCATTAGCAAGTTCCGTTATTACCATTACAACAGCATTTACATATGGTAGTATCTTAGATAATACTGGTATAAATATATTACCTATGGTTCTTGACAGCGTAGTAAATCTGTCTTGTAATACTCTCAACTGATTAGCTGGTTGATTTATAGTCCTTGCCAAGTCTCCCTGTGCAAGTGCGGTTTGTCTGTATGTTACAGCAAGTCTTAGGGCCATCTTCTCGCCCTGACCCATAGCTCTAACCGACTTGGTTATACCTTGCCTCATGGCCTCTTCTTTTAAGGCCGCTTCAGTTACGTCTACACCGTACTTGTACATTGTTTCAGACTGTCCTACAAGTCCAGAACGTAAATCTTGCATAGCTTGTGCGAACGTAGTATTTCCAAGGGAAGCCATATCAAGGGCCAACCTTGCCGACACTGTGGCCAGCTGTTCTCCTTGCTCTACACTCATTCCCATAGACCTTGCCATCATAGCGTAAGTACCTATAGCACTTCTAAGGTTTGTTGGGTCAAGTCCATACAGTTTATTAAGTGACTGTACTGTCTCTTCTGCTTTGGCTGACATTTCTCCAAGGGATACGTTGAAAAGGTTAGTTACTTCTATTGCGTCCATGGATGACTGGATAGTGCCCTTTATTACGTTGGCCAACATCCAAGCTCCACTGATACCTGCTACAGTGCCACCAAGTCTTCCTAATACTTTATTGAAAGAACTTGTGGATGCACTGGCCCTATTGACATCTGTATTCAAATTAACAAAAGACGCTCTAACCTTCTTGTTGTTAGATTGCCATTTGGCCAGAGATGAATCCATAGAACCAGTTATCTTTTTCAAGGTACTGGTAACATCATCAACCGCACTATAGACTATTTTAATTTTATCGCTCAATTACTTCCTCCTTTCCAAAACGTTGATTTACCATTGCCATTCTCTGGAACATTTTCTGCTTTATTTCCTCTGGTTCCATATCTCGCTTTACATTTGATGATAGCATAGGTGACAATGGGTATTTCACTGTTTTTGAAAATGAACTTACAATAGCGTGTTTTATGTAATTACCTAACGCCCAAGCCATTGTATCATCATATTTTTGTTTCAAATTAAAAGCCTTAACAAATGGAGATAATGATTTCGGATTTAATGTCCAAAAAAGTTCATAATCAACCCCCATCATTAAGGCTGTAGGCAGAATATTATCCTCAATGGCTTGTAGGATATTTGTTTGTGGTTCGGCTTCAGTTGAGGCGGTAATTACTTCGTCTCGGTTCCCCTCTGAAGGCTTTTGAAAAAACTCGAATCTTCCAGTAGACCCATAAGCTTTTCCAGAAGTTCTATTACAGATTCATCTTCACAATACGCTTCAAAGATTTCTTCTACCTCTGTAGGCCCAAACTTAACCTTTGGATTGTGATTTAGTGCCCCAGTGAAAAGCTGTTCTGCTATCTTAATTGTTTTGAAAGGATAGTCTCCAACCACGGATAGTTCCTGCATATTGAAGTCCTCCAAATGTTTGAAAGAGTTGAAAGTGAACTTCAATTCGTATTCCTTATCTTTTACCTTTATTACCATTCCGTCCTCCTAAAAATTATATTATGCTACTACTGAAAAAGTGATTGCTGTTGAAGCTGAAAGGGTTATTGTCATCTTTCTTACTTCGTCTACGCCAGCTCCGTTTGCAAATACCCTTATCTGTCCATTCCATTCAAACTTTCCATCTGTCCCATTAGTTCCAAATTCAAGTGAGAAGTGGTATGTTCCAGTCAATCCAGATATTGTTGAGTAAGCGGTCTCGTCATAATTAGCCTCAAACGTAAGGTCTGGAAGCTCCTGTAGACCGAGAATTGATGTCTTATATGTTGTCTGTGACAAATCAGTTGTGTCCAATTTACTTGGCGTAGCTCCTAAATCTGGGTAACTTGTTATGTCACATAATTTGGCCAACGCTGGAGTATCATATGGTGCAACCAAGTCAGTCGTATACTTTAGTGTTGTTACTTGTGTACTTACAGCCATGTTTTACCTCCTATTAAGTAGTTGTGAATGTTATCGGTGTAGATGCAGAAAGAGTTATAGTCATTTTCCTAACTTCATCTACTCCTGCCCCATTAGCGAAAACTCGGATTTGTCCTTGCCATTCAAACTTACCATCTCCAGCTCCGAACAGAAGTTGGAAGTAGTAGTTTGAAGCGGTCAATGCTTGTATCGTGTTGTATGCAGACTCGTCATAATTGGCTTCAAATGTCAAATCTGGTAGCTCTTGTAGGCCAAGTATACTTGTCTTATAAGTAGTCTGTGATAAGTCTGTAGTATCAAGCTTACTCGGAGTTGCTCCAAGGTCGGGATAACTTGTTATATCACATAGCTTTGCAAAAGTATCTCCAACAAGAACTTTATAATTCAGTGTGGTTACTTGTGTGCTAACTGCCATTTATTTACCTCCTGTGAATTTTCTTTGTAGAATCAACAACACCACTATATCTTACTATATACCTGTATATACTTGGGTCGCTATAGTTAGCTACCTCCCCAACATTATCTCTGGTCATTCTGTATGTGTCGGCCATTATTGAATCTATCGTTTCACGAATTGTTCTTACTTCATTCAATTTATCTTCTGCCTGTGAAAATATATCAAACGTTATAGTTATGAAAGCATGTTTCTCTCCAGATGTATCAACAGTTTCCTCGTATGTTCTATTTACGGTTTCACTCATAACAACTATCGGAAACGTTTCTGCAACCTCTGGATAGACACCAGTGACAGCACAAGAAGGAAGAGCTGTTGCTATAGCAGTAATAAAGAAATTAAAAATATTAATTAGCATCAATCATCCTCCTTATCCTGTCTTCCAATGTTCTTTTTGCTATATTTCGTATGTAATCATGGGTCTTATACATTATGGGCCTACTCGGTTGTCCTTTAGTCCAATAGAAGCTTCCCTTTTCTTTGTTGTAACCAGTCATATCGGCCACGTTCCACATCTCGTTATGGAAGAACCAACCTTTTCTGCCATGGTTACTAAGGTCGTATCCAGTAGCATCTGGGTGTGGGGAAGACGCTCCTACAATTCCTGTTCCAAACTCTACGTAATCAGCGTATTCAGAATCAAATGTTATAGTATAAACATATGCTCTTCTTGTGATATTTATTGTGCTAAGCAATGATGGTGGTATATCATATCTACTTCCAAGCTCGTGTATCTTGGTTCTTGTTTTAAGCTTTATATCATTTAGACCTTGTTTTACAGCTTTGTCATAGCCTTGCTCTTTGAATTTAGGACTGGCCAATATTGCGTTAAGTTTCTTTTCATCAATGCTAACTTTAACCTTCATTATGCTCGCCTCGACAATCCGTACCTATATCCGTTTATGCTGTGTTGTATATTAGTTACTTTGTAGGTATATGTCTCTGTATAATTACTTGAAGGTTGAGTTTCAAAAAGCAAACTGTCTTTAGTCAAAACAACATCTGTACTCACAGCCACCATATCCATAGAGGCATCTTTTCCAAATACAGCTTCTATAATCTCACCAGTAGCAGGATATATGGACAGTCTAACTGAAACTGGAGTGCTGAATGTCTTAACCTTATCACCAGTTTTATTACCTTCAATGTCCACCTTATCTGTATATCCAGTTGATGTAACCAACCACAATGAGGTTTTATTCTTTTCAAGTGTCCTCATGTTACACCACCCTTACTGGGGAAAATGGCGTCTTAACCATCGGAGTTATCTGGCTTAATAAAGAGGATGATACTTCGGCTTTCTCATAGCTTCTGCCTATCCCGTTTTCAGTATGGCCAACTTCTCCTTCTGCTCCTCTTTTATTATACATTTCAATAGCTATCTTAATCTGTGTCGTTAGGAATTTGTCCTCTACTATATTAGAGTTTCTAATTTCGCAAATTATATCCCTTGCGTTATCCAGATAGAATTGAAGAACCTCGTCACTTTCTATTGGATTTCCTAACAGGCTTTTTAGTGTCGATAACTGGCTCAATTTCTATCACTTCCTCTTTTGGGAATATATAGGACTCCCCATCCACAATATGGAATCTTGCTTTCATCTCACTCGGAGTAAGAAGTTCATATACTTCACCAAGGTCGGTTTCCGTTCCTTTTAGCTTGATAATTTTATCGGGGTGTATTTCAACCCCGATAATCTGTCTTTCTCCAAGTTGAGAGTACAGCTTACCATTCTGATAAACGTACATACCCAACCTCCTTATTAACCGTTAGTGATAAGCCTTGCCATGAATATGCTCTTTGCTGGCATCTTTCTCTCGTAAGAAGCTGAAGCAGTAAGAACCGCATCTGGGATAGATACGTCAGTAGCAACATCACCCTTGAATGAGAATCCATAAGGTACGATTGCTTCCCTGATTCTTGTGTATATCATGTCAACTCCACCAGCAGTCTTAGGGTCTCTATCCATTTCTGAAGGAACCTCTACAGGAGCCTGAGCATACCTGATTGCACCCTGTCCAAGGATATATGTAGTGTAGTCGAACTCGTCAGTGTCAGTAGCGTTAGCAGTCTTAGGAACGTTATCGTTGATTATAACAGTAAGACCATTAACAGTAGCTATTGGAAGAGACCTTGTGATACCAGAAGCATCAGTATACTTGCTGTACTCAAGGAGCTGGAGATTAGCTAGTCTTTGTGCAACAACAGAGTGCATGATAGCAAGTGAGTATCCAGTTGCATTGTCTCCGTTAGCCTTTATAGTAGCATCAGATATGGAAGTAACTCCAATCTTATTTGAATCAGCAGTAGTAGTTGTAGTAGTTGCTATATTAGTAGTATGAAGAGTCCAGTCTGCATCTCCAGTGATACCGAAAACAGCAGTAAGTATAGCTATAAGCCTTGCCTGCCTCTTCTTGATGTAATACTGTGCAACTCCATCAACAATCTGAGCCATCGGGTCTGCACCAGAGTTGAAGTCCTTGATGAATGACTTTGCTTTCCAAGCTTTCATTCTTCCAAAAACGCAACCTGAGTAGTTTCCACCAGTCAGCTCGTCATATGTGAAGTCAGCTACTCCGTTGTAGTTCTGCTCTGTTCCACCAAGTACATCATAGTACGGTGTAGTGAAGAAGTTAGAACCATTTGAAATTAACCCCTCAATTTCTGAATCCCTAACAACTGCACCAGAATTGAGCATTGTTGTAAGAACTACGTCTGGGGTGTTTTTCCAGCTATAGTTGAATATTTCCGCATCATACGGGAAACTAAGATTTGTTCCAGCCATTTAATTTGTCTCCTTTACTTCATAAATTTTGCATATAGTTCTGGGTTACTCTGTTTAAATTTGAGCTTTTCGGAATATGGCATCTTATCAAAGTCCGTCTTTGTGACCCCAGCTGGACTACCGCCCTGTTGAGGAGCTGGCATCTTAGTGATTTCACTCTTGACCCTTGTTTCAATGTCTACCTTTGTCTCGTTGAACATAGCTATAAAATTCTCCACGTTTGTGTTAGTTGCAGTTTCGTCATCAGATACTAAAACTGATATAAACTTATCATAATGTGACTTGGGAATATTGGCATCTGCTAACTTAGACTTAGCATCAAGCTCATTTGCCTTACGCTTTATTTCTCTTTCCTTCTGCGTAAGTCCACTAAGCTTTTCCTCGTAATCCTTCTGAGCAATTTCCTCAGCAGTCATCTTCGCCTTTTCAGCAAGCTCTCTTTCCCACTTCTGTTTCTGTGTCTCCAAACCTTTTTGGATTCCAGTTTCTACCCTTCTGTCTACCTCTGCGGTAACACGCTTTGTAAGTTCCTCTTCAGAGAAAAGGCCCTTCTTTGCTTCTGCAATCATAGCATCTAATTGTTCCTGTGTATATTCCATTTCTACCTCCTAAATACCACACCATGTCAAATGACCCAGTGCATTATTCCTTTCATATATATTATACAAGATTTTTTGAATTTTATAAAATTAAATTGTATAAGTGTGATTTTATTTCACACTTATACTTAGTTCGGATTTCCCTCGGATTACGCACTACTCT